CTCTTCGGCTGCAGTCGTTCGCTTTTGCTTATAGGCATTTGCGTCCGATATTCGACTCGCTGCAGCTGGGCGTTCCATCTCCGTTGGAGATGGCCGTTCCCAGCGAACTTAAAGTCGTACAGTCCGAAGGCTCCTGAGCCAATCGGGACGAGCGCCAGGTCTTTCAGGCCTGACATTCGTATTCTCGATTGGATGAACTCGGCTGCTCGCCAATAACACCGCATAGCGAAGTTATTGTGCGTTGCAACCTGGCTCATGATTGACTCAGGACGGGACACTTCAGGGTAGGTCATCGAATACGTTGGCGTGACATCATGTCCGTCATACGCATCGAGACCGCATGACTCGCGGAATTTTCCTTTTCCGAAAGTCTTGTGCGGGTTAACCTTTAAACCAAGGTGACCTAGCAGCCCCTGCAGCAAATCCCCACAGTCCACGGGAACAATAATATCGTCCCCGAAGACTTGGACCTCCTTTGCCGCCCATCGCACTGACGCCAGGTTGATCGGCATTCCCCTTTTATTGAGGAGTGCTGATATGGCCAAAACGGCAAAAACGATGGACTGCACTGGAAAGGTGCACGCAGAACCCATACACGAGAATTTCCTCAGCTTGTGAAACTGAGGAGACTTTCGATCGATGGAATTTTCCACCCAGCGTGTCCTGCAGGCATGGAACGCGGTTATTAAGGAGGGAGACCTCCGAAATACCCTTTCCACAACCCAACAGGACAGCCGATCAGAGGCAGATGACAAATCAATCGTCATATGACTCTGAGTATGGGAAGCCTCGCGCGCCATCTCCTGGTTGTAGGTTTGGTCCTGAAAATGGATCGCCCCCGCAATCGGTGTTGATGACAAGCGAATGGTGAGAAAGTCCTTTATGGCCTGCTGGCACCATTGATGAGCAACAGGTTCCGCGGCGATAAGCCTAGGTCCCTTTTGCGTCTTTGGTACAGCTATCAGCCTAGAAGGCGGCTCATGCGGCGAATAAACGCCGTACGAGCCATCACCATTGGCAAAGTTCGCCCACTCAGATGCATTGGCAAAGCCATGCTCATCTAAAGGGAAAACTCTGTCAAGCTTATCAGGCCAGTTTGGAAAGTCATACTTAAATGAAGTATGACGCTGGTCTGCTACTGCTCCAGGTCCATGCTTAGTTCGCCAGACGGCGGGGTCGAATCCGCCGAGGGCCGCGACAACGATGTCGGCAACTCCTTGAGCTGCGTCAAAGGCGTCAAAGCCCGGTCTGTCGAAGGAACCCTCGATATCGGTGAAAGAACTAATGTTATCACCGAAAAGAGGAGCAGGGTGAACATCACCAGTATTGCCAAGATGACAGTACTGTAAATGCTCAAGCCTGAATTCGTCGCCGTCCCAATCAAGGGTGGGCGAACGAATTTTCCGGTCTGTCTCGAAGAACTCATGAACTGTTTTCCATGTTCTAGAGTCGTCGCAGGTGATCGAAACCTTCTTAGCTGCATAATACAGCTGACGAAGATACCGAATGGCCTGAACGTCGGGACAATCCCTAAGCACCCCATTATCGTCGAAAACGCGGAGTATGAGCCCCTTGAATAGTCTTGGGACCATACTACCTCTCTTGTACGGCCGTTGACCGGCAATACCAGATTGGATAAGGCGTTGATTGGCCAGGCACTGATCAAAGTGTTTGCCAACCTCGGGAAGGTCCAGCGTGAAGAACGCTAGACCCCTCGAATCGACGAGTGAGAGCAAGCGAGAAGCATCCCGCTCACAATCACGTCGGAGAGAGGGAACTTGCTCAGCCACATCTTCAAGAATGGCCGAGTATAGTCCCTGTAGATACGACACGTAGCTTTTCATGCAATGCCTCTTCATTTAGGGGTTAAAGCATCTACGGATAGGATCACCCATCTCCCTGGGGTTGAAGCCTTAGGGCGTCAGAGACGCCTTACGACTCCCATCCCAGCAGCTTGGCCGCAATGCCACCAGCTTTTACCATGTAAAAGCTCATGCCTTCGGACAAGTCGATGACGTCGGACTGGGTCTCATTTGGATCCGTACGGATCGTATAGATGACCTCAGTCAGACGACCAAGAGGAGCGGTTTCGGTAGGCTTCAGAAACCTTTGGAAAGTCACAGTGTGACGATCAAAAGCCTGAGTGCCTGCCTTCACCGAATCCTTGCTGTGACGCACTTTCGCGCGCCACGTCACGGTCGTATCGTCCAGAAAATATTCGGACGAATAACCGTCTTGGTTAATCAGCGGCAAAATCTTGGCGGTTCCACCGGAACCATCGAGAGTCACCGTCAGGGTTGAACCTAGCATAGTCTATCTACTCCTTGAGTTGTTGACCACTCAGCGCTTTATGCGCTGAATAGCCAACGCGCCAAGGATCGAGAATTGACGCCCCGAAATAAACGGGAACGTCGCCGACAGGATACCAGCGTTTAGAGACCGTTTCTTTGTCTCTAAAATCTTCGTGCCGTAACCCCCATGAACTTCTAATTCGAAGTTCGTGCGGGACCAGACTTCTTCCGTTCTAGTGTGCGTCATAACACAGACGTTACTACACTGAACGGGAATCACATTCGTATTGGCTTCTAAAAAGTCGCCCACGTTTGTGAACCAGTCCACTAACCATGACCAGGGGATTGCATCCCACAGCGCTTTTGGGTTATGATTAAGCCCAAAAGTGAGGTTTCTGGCTAGCGTACTAAGCTGTCTGGAGGAATACCGGGTACCTGGCAACGCAGTTGAGGTCCAGCGAACTGAACCCCACTTCTCCATTGACGTGTATTTTTCGACACGGCAAGTGAGGATAACACCTAAATTCGACTCCACAGTCGAATTTGAAGAAGTGTTAACCGTTGACTTCCACATACCTGGCGCGCCTCTCCTACGAGAGGATTCAGCGCGCTCTTTTCCAACGACACGACGAAGACCCCTATTCCGCACAAAGAGATTTTCTAAGTCATTGATCCTTCGATCAACTTTCTGTTGAAAATCCAACATGCGGCGGAGGTCCGAGATCAGGGGCTGCCAACCCATTTGGTAGGAGAGTTGCAAGTTAGCTGCATCCTTAGCAGTAAGGGGTTTCCCCCTCTGCCAATGAGGCAACGACCTGGCTCTCCGTCCTATGAGTTTCAGCTTACCTATGTCCCGGATCATTCCAGGGAGGTCCTTGAGCTCGAAGAGGAAGTTGGGAACCGAAACGTAGGCCCTCGAAGGATTCGAGAGCGCCTTTGTCCGGGTTGCAACTACCCCATCAGAGTCCAAGAATATGGTCAGGTGACTCGTATTAGAGTTAAGTCCGTTGGGCATCCAATTTAGATACTCACGGACGTTACCCGACGTAAGAATCGTACCGTTTAGTGGCTGACACGAAGCCTTACTCTGATGAGTAATGCTCAGTGTATGGTCCACAAGATAACCGGTAGCGTCATCGCACTGAGACTTGGTCCATTCCCCGATAGGGGCCTGGGGTCCAAAGCTCGATACGAGACTCCCGTTCAACCAGCGTTTGGCAGTGCCACCGCCAGGGAACGACGAGACCTGCGTCCGAGTCCTTGC